GACGCCATGACATAATCCATCAGGTCTTTGGCATTCTTGATCGGGCAGTCAGAAGGGGACTCCGTAGCAGGAGCAGCGGGTACAGCTACCGTGTTCAGCGTAACCGTCACGGGCGCAGCGGGGGTAGGTGCAGGCTGGACGTTTGGGACGACCGCCGGAGCAGCGACAGGGGCGGGTGCAGGAGCGGGTTTAGCAGCAACCGGAGCAGGAGCGGGTGCGGGCGTAACAGCAGCAACCGGAGCAGGAGCGGGAGCAGGGGTAACAATCTTAGCCACTTCAGCCTGGGCAGCAGCGGGCAGCTTCTCGACCAGCATCTTAAGCACTTGAGTGTTAGCCAGGATCGCTTCGGCAATTACGGAAATTTCACTTTTCATCTCAGATCTCCAAGTTAGGGCCGTCAGGTGACGGTAGTGCAATGTTAGATGGTGTTGTGTTACTTGTCAAGACTATTTTCTAAAAATTTTGTGGAGTGCTGTCAGCAAATTTGCTTTCACCTATCCCAGATTGTTCAAGTGTTTTAACCGTCATGGGTAAGCGAATGGTAGAAGCGTAGGCTATCAGGTCATCTGCGACGGTTTCGTAGATGTCCTTGTAGTTTCGACCTTTGTCCATGTACTCTTTCAGTTTCACCATCACCAGACGTTCAGCCAGCAAGAGTTCAGCCAACTCGTAGCAATTCAAAGTGTCGCGTAATTTAGGTTTGCGCTGAACAAGCAACTCCAAGGCACGGTACGTCGCCATCGTGATGTGCTTGTAATAGAATTGTGCAGACTTACTTCCTTGAGCGGTAGCGTACTCGACGAATTCCTTGATTACATCCGTTTCGTCCTTCCTGCCGATCTTGCCGGACTCACGGCTGGCAATCCAAGATTGGTCTTTTCGATTGGCTTCAGTTTGCAGTAGTCGGCGCTCCATCTCCTTGAACGCTTTGATGAACGCGATTTGCATTTCATACGCTTTCTGAGTTTCAAAACGCATGACCAAGAACATGAAGGCATCACGATCCATTACCGCCGCTTCGAAGTCTTTCCCTCGATAGTTGCGTTGCTCAAGTCGGATGAACATCTCGGTTTTAGGGAGGCCAATGGCACCCCTTAATTCTGGTCTATCGTCAAGAAGGCGATACACTGCTCTCATAACATCGTTGTGCTTCATGCTCAACGCTTTAGCAATGATCTGCGAGTCAGTCAGAACAGCTTTACCATCAGTAGTCACCAAGTGCATATAAACCTCCTATCAGATGAGTATTTATTTTTACACACTACACATAACGTGTCAAATGGGGCTTGCGTCAAAGTCAAACCTCGCTTATAGTGCAATCCATCACGGTGCCACGTTCGACTGATCCTCGACCGCTGCGACGCCCCCTTCTCCCATCCTGGCACCGTGAACCCCTCACTTTGGAGAAGGTAAGGAGAAGGTAAATTGACGACTACCCAACATCCGTCTGCGTTCAATGTTTATCTACGCGCAGGCTGGAAACTCGTACCGATCAGCAGCGGCACCAAGGGGCCGAATACCCCGCTTTGGAATACCGTCGAGAACTGCATTAACGCATCAGCCGACATCCCTGATGGTCATGGTGCTGGACTGGCCCATGCTTACAGCGGCACCTGCGCAATCGACATCGACGATATGTTCGCAGCGTCCCTGCTCTTTGCCGAGCGTGGTCTGAACCTCAACGACTTCCTTAACGCCCCCGACGCCGTGCAGATCGTCAGCGGCAGGCCGGGATCGGGTAAGCTGATCTATCGGACATGGATGCCGTTCGCGTCGAAGAAGATCAACCTCAACGGCAAGACCGCGCTTGAGTTCCGCTGCGCCACTGCTAACAGTCTTACCGTCCAAGACCTGCTGCCACCCTCGCTCCACCCATCCGGCACGACTTACCAGTGGGCTGGAAAGGGACGCTGGCAAGACCTGCCGCAACTGCCGGCACCGCTTATGGCGTGGTGGATGGAGTTGCTTACAGTGGTTGAGCCATCAGCGCCAGCAGTCGAACCCATCGATTACAACATGGGCGAGATCACATCAGCCCTTAATGCCATCGACTCGGATTGTGATCGACAGGTATGGATCGAGTGCCTTATGGGGCTGAAATACACCAATGATCCAGAAGCCTACTCGATAGGTAAAGAATGGTCGGAAAAAGGTCACAAGTGGCCCGGTGATCGTGAGTTCGCTCATCAGTGGAAATCGCTCAAGAACGACCATCCGAAGCCCATCACACCGGCTGCGATCTACCACCATGCCAAAGCAGCAGGATGGAAACCGCCACCTCCTGACGTTTCAGCCTTATTTACTAATGTCGAACCGGACGATATCGACGAGATAATCATCACCGGGAACCCCATCCCAAACGTCCATGCCGAATTTCTTCCTGATACGCTTAGAGACTACGCGGAAGAGGTCGGCCAGACGATGGGTGCCAGCGTAGTCATTCCAGCTCTTGCAGGGCTTATAGCCGTCAGCGCGGCAGTCGATGCCCGCTCACGCTTAACCGTAAAAGCAGGCATGGAAGTGCCGCCCGTCTTATGGGGCATGACGGTCGCCAGCCCGTCAGCAAAAAAGACTCCCGCAAGTGATCCCATGTTTGCCCCGCTGACCGCCATCGAGCGCGAAGATCAACCGCGCTATCAGGCTGAATTACTCGCCTGGAAAGCCCGCGAGGCCGCGCATATATCAGGAATGAAAGCCTATACCGCTGCTGCTGCTGACGCGTCCTGGCTTCTTGCTGGCGCTGACGTATCGAGCCTGCCAGTGGTGCCAGTATTGCCACCGCAGCCCGTCCCGCTTCGATTCCGCACTCAAGATAGTACCAGCCAGAAACTCGCTTACCTGTGCGCCGAGCGGCCGGAAGGCATGGCTTGCATCATGGACGAGGCCGCTGGCTGGCTCAACCGCGTTACTGCCGCCAATAGCGGAGACAATCGATCAACCTGGACATGCTCATACGACAGCAAGCCACACTATTTTGACCGAGTAGGCACGGGTTCGCTATATATCGAAAATCTAGCCGTGCCTATATATTGCAATGTACAGCCGAATGTAATCAGCAAGTATATGAGCGGCAATCAGGACGCTCAAGACGATGGCTTCCTGCAACGATTCATTCCCGGATTAGTACCGGATGGCGAGGCATCCCGCGTAGGCACCGGCAGGCCGGATTATTTGTCTTATAAGCACCAGTGGGAACAGGTCATACGGCAGGCTTATAGCGCCACCAAAGGCGGCAAGGCTTATATGCTCGACCATAAAGGGCAGGAATTATTCCATCAATACGAGCATTGGCTGGAAAATCTGAAACAGGAAGAGAGGCTTATAAATAGCGATGCCAATCTACAATCGGCATTCGGAAAATTGTTCGGCCTTACCGGACGAATCGCTATGGTGTTTCATATCATGGAAAAACCGAGCATAGCGACTGTCGAGGTCGATACCGTTGAACGTGCTATAGCATGGGTGAAATCCTACGTTATCCCGGCCTTACGACACTTTTACGCTATGGGTGATAAGCAAGACTCAATCGATAAATGGCTGGCCGAGTACATCCTTACAGCACCCGAGAGCGTTCTCAGCATTTCCGACTTACAACGTTCCGCTAGGCGCATCATTGAACGGCTCAAGCTGTCATCATGGCAGGCGCAAACTGCCGTGGAATCGTGCCTTATAACGCTATCGAAGGCAGGATGGACTACAGCATTACCATTCGGGCACGGTGAAAAGTCTCAACGCTATGCGATCAATCCGCAATTGCGCATCAGGTACAGCGCCAAACGTCAGCATATCGCGCAGATCAAACAGGCTCGCATCGAGCAGGTGCGCGAGATAACACGCAAAGCCATTGGCAGAGAGCCCGCAGAACGCTTTGCACGTGGTTTGCAGCGGTCAGCATAGGGGTAGGTATAGGCGAGGGGTTAAAGATGCGCCTACGGGCTTTTGACGCAAAAGAAAAGGCCAGCATAAGCTGGCCTTGTTGTTTATGGGTGCAGTGTGCGCGTTATCGATCAAAGATTATGACGATAACGGCACCCAACAAGCCGAGGATGGCGGCGATCATGGTTTATACCTCCGAGTTAGATTGATAGCGCCATCATGGCGCCTAGGATTGCGCCGATCAGCATGGCGCGGATTAGGCCAGATGGCTCCGGCAATGGGTACTTGATGGTCTGGCGATAGCGTTTCATGCCGAAAACCCCACCGGCACATCATATCCATACGCACGGCAATAGCGCACAGCATCATCGAACGTGCGCATCATCTCCATATAGATAGGCTCACGTTTGCCATCCTGGCGGATTGTCAGAATGGCAGAATGGCGCGGGAATTGAGCATCAACGCATGGTGTGATTGATGCCGTGCGACCTGCGATATGATTGTGTTTCATGGTCAATCCCCTTTTCAGTATCGGCAACATTGCCAACAATGCGCCCAGTTAAGGCGCATTATTCGCGATGCTACTATGCTGCTAGGCGCAAGCTAACGAACCTTTTCGATTTCGCGCCATGCACAATGATCGCGACATCGGCGGCCTTTTGCCGTGCTGCGCCATTGCAGGCCGTGCAACGTTCGTATGTGGTGCGATTGCCCGCCTCGTCTGATGCTGGACATGCTATCTCGCGATGCTCTAACGGTTCGTCAGCAAGACGAACTCGGAACGTGCGATGCCCGGCAGATTTTGCAATGGCTTTCTCGCCAGCATCATCAGCACTAGCCATGCACAAGCGCATGATTCTACTGATTTGATCCTGATCAGCGAATTCTGCGCCTGTCATCCATTGGTGCGAATAGCCAGAATGACCCGACGATTGAGATGTCAGGCATTCCCATATCGAAGCTGGCACGGCCATAGGATCACCGTATGCCCCAAGACGAACCGCACGGCCCGCACCTAACGCGGCAATTGCCGCTGGATTGTCAGAGATATCGGGATAAGCGCCACGCAGGAAAGCTTTGAAGACTTGCGACGGCGCGCGGGACAAATCAACGTAACACGCACCGCCCAATGATGGGCGATGTTTGCATCCGCCACAAATTGCGACATCAGCGCCCGACTGCGCAGCATCGATGGGATTCATGTCCGTGCGCAGTATCCAAGTTTGCACCATGTTGCCGGTTTTGATGTTGCGCGATTTCACGGTGGCAATAACGACGATAGGCGCGCCATCGATGAGACTGCGACCGTGCCCGATGATGTAGCCAGTATGCTTTTTCATTGTTGATCCCCTAGTTGATTAGTTAAGACCTGAGAAACGCATGTCAGCCATCGCCTGCTGCACCCAATGGATGCGACTATGGGGGAACAGTCGATTGCGCAGCATTGTTGCTACAAGTTTGCCGATAGTTGAGTAGGCCAGTTTTTCGCGGATTGAGTAGAACATGTTGTCTCTCCCGGTCAGTTGATGAGTGCTGCTATGTCTGCAATATAGTGTAGCAATGGATCATAGTCAAGTCCTTCCGTAAAAAAATATTGCATGGCCTGATCTGTGACAAATGGCGGGATTGGGGGATATGCGATTTTTGAAAAAACGCGATTAGTGTATCTAAAAAATACTTTAGTACGCATTAGCGCAATTGACGCACTTCGTCCAATTGCCTCACAGTCTAGCACTGGACCATGTGACACTGTGCCAACTGTGACACTATATAGATTGACACTGTGACACTAGACCATGTTGCGATTCACCATGCCATGTTGCACATGGTATGCCTGGCGCATAGTGTGCATAGTTGCGCCTGTTCAATCTGCGCATCCCCGACCGCATATATCCATTCATCATATTAACAGTTAGTTATACGCTGATGCACTGATACCTAGGTAGCATATGCGCCTGGTATGTGCGCCTTGCATCCCTGCCCAGCTTGCCCGCCGTACCTGATCGACCGGCCGCTGATCGATGCCTCTTGCACTGGTACGGGGGGGAGGGGTTGTCCGCGCTGTGAAAGTTTTAGCTAGACACCCCCACTCGCCAAAGAGCTAGTTTTTAGTTAAAATAGTGTTACGTTGCACCCTGTATTGACAAGATTTGCCCATTCAACTACCCTTCGTCTATGGAACAGAATGAAGAATTGCCAAAGTGGCTCACTGCACACATGACGCAAGTGGCGCATGTCGTCGAGAACCAGGTTGATCTTGATCCTGACCCTCGTTTCCCGATGACTGCGGATGCCCGCAAGGTACGCACACACAACCTCGAATGTCTTTTCGAGAGAGTGCTTGATGTTGTGTGCGAAGGGGGTATCCTGCGAGATGCTGTCGAGAACGATCACAACGGTTTCACTGCCGGTGAAGTCCTTCGGTGGATACGTTCGAATCCTGAAAGGCTTGAACGCTATCGGGAGGCGCAGAAGATAAACGCGGAACTCATGTCCGATGAAACCATCAAGATTGCGGATGGGGATGGTCTGGAAGATGTGCAGCGTTCAAAGCTCAGGATTGAAACTCGACGTTCCGCAATCGTCGTCAATAATCGTGAGCGTTACGGTAATGAAACAACATCTGCCAACCCGTTTGCGGGTGGTGTCACAATCGTCATAGGAGAAGTAACTCCATCGCCATCTCGTTCGATTGAGAGTCGAGTGATCGACCATGAGTAACCTGAAGTTTGACCTGTTGAAGTGGCAACGGGAGGTATTGCAGGACACAACTCGATTCAAGGTGGTCGTAGCTGGACGGCGATGTGGTAAGACTCGCGGATCGGCTGTCACACTTCTGATAAAAGGATTGGAGTGTAAGCACCCGGACGCAACGATATTGTATGTTGCTCCGACATACGGCATGGCGAAGGTGCTGATGTGGGACTTGTTGTTGGGGTTGGCACAGCCTGTGGTGAAGAAGTCGAACGTGAATGATGGCGAGATCACGCTCATCAACAACGTCAAGATACGGATCAGGGGTGCGGATAACCCTGACAGCCTGCGCGGGATGAAGCTGGGGTATTGTGTTGTCGATGAGATGAAGGACATCAAGACAACCGTATGGGAACTCATCATTCGTCCTGCTTTGTCTGACTTGCAGGCAGGGGCGATGCTGATCGGTACGCCTGAACCAGGATCGTCGTTGTTCAGGGACTACTTTGACCTCGGCATGTCGGGGAGGGATGACGAGTGGAGGTCGTGGCATCTGACGACGATGGACAACGAGTTGATCGATCTGAAGGAGATCGAGGCGGCTAAACGGAGCATGAGTACGTTCGCGTTCAAGCAGGAGTACATGGCCTCGTTCGACTCGATGGGGAGTGACATCTTCAAGGAGGAGTGGTTCAAGTACGGGCCAGAGCCGAGGGAGGGTGACTACTTCATCGCGGTGGATCTGGCGGGGTTTGAGAACGTCAGTGATCCGAACAAGAAGAAGTATCTGGACGATACGGCCATCGCCGTGGTGAAGATCACGCCGGATGGCAACTGGTGGGTGAAGAAGGTTGATGCGTTCAGGAAGGATGTGCGCGAGACAGCCGTGCGGATACTGATGGCGATACGGACGTACAAGCCGACGATGGTGGGGATAGAGAAGGGTTCGCTACAGCGGGCGGTGATGCCGTACCTGACCGACCTGATGAACAAGAACAACCTCCATGCTCACATCGAGGCCATATCGACGGCGGGGACGAGTAAGAAAGGGTCTGATGCGATAGCTAACCGTGTGATCTATAATCTACAGGGTCGGTTTGAGCATGGCAGGATCACTTTCAGCGAGAACGAGGATCATGGGAAGCTGAAGGATCAGTTGCTGATGTTCCCGTCACCGAAGGCGCATGATGACTTGCCGGATGCGCTGTCGATGATTGCCTACCTGCATGAGACAGTTTATGGTACATTTGACTGGGATGATGAGTACGAAGTCCTCGATGAAGTGGCGGGATACTAGGAGAACAGACATGGGCTGTGGCAAAAAAGGCAAGAAACCACCTAAGAGGTAAGCACAATGGCTGAAATCAGCTTTGAGAACACTGGACAGGTGGTGGATGATGGCACCACTGATGACGCCACTGAGTATTACGAGCCGACTGAATCGGACAAGGAACTGACTTCCTTCGTCGTCAGCCACACGGACGAGTGGCGCGAGTGGCGTGACCAGAACTACATGGACGACTGGCTGAAGTATGAGCGGATCTTCCGTGGTCAGTGGAAAGAAGACGACAAAACCCGTCAATCCGAGCGTTCCAGACTGATTTCGCCCGCTACGCAGCAGGCTGTTGAGACTCGCCACGCTGAAACGATGGAGGCGATCTTCGGTCAGGGTGAGTTTTTCGACATTGTTGATGACATTAACGATCAGAATGGCCCGATTGACATCGAAAAGCTGAAAGCACAGCTAATCGAGGACTTCAAACAGGACAAAATCCGCAAATCTTTTGACCATATCACGCTCATGGCGGGGATTTACGGCACCGGGATTGGCGAACTGGTGGTCGGCAAGGAAAAACAGTATGTTCCGATGGAAATGCCGATGGAAGATGGGCAGATTGCCTACGGTACGACCACAAACGAGCGTACTTATGTCCGTCTGACGCCGATCAACCCCAAGAACTTCATCTTCGACCCCAATGGATCGTCTATTGATGAGTGCATGGGCGTCGCAGTCGAGATCGAAGTGTCGATCCACAAGATTGCTGACCGGATTGCGCGGGGCGAGTACCTGAACGTCGATATTAGCTCGATGTTTGAGACTGATGAACTGGAACCGACGCAGGAAGCGGTTGCGTACAAGAACCAGAAGGTCAAACTGTTGAAGTATTACGGGCTGGTGCCGCGTGAGTACCTCAACGGCGACGAAGAGATCGAAGATCCTAACGAGGAAGGCGACGAGTCGGAACTGGAGGACTATTCCGACATGGTGGAGGCCATCATCGTCATCGGTAACGGTGGTACGCTGCTGAAGCGTGAAGAGTCGCCGTACATGATGAAGGATCGCCCGATCCTGTCATATCAGGATGACTCCGTACCGGGTCGGCTGTTGGGCCGTGGAGCGGTCGAGAAGTCGTTCAACATGCAGATGGCGATTGACGGCTCGATGCGGGCGCACATGGACTCGCTGGCGCTGACTGTTGCGCCGATGATGGGCATGGATGCGACTCGCCTGCCTCGCGGTGCCAAGTATGAAGTCAAGCCGGGTAAGAACTTCATGGTGAATGGCAATCCTAGCGAGATCCTGTTCCCGTTCAAGTTCGGAGCGACGGACAATAGCGCGATGGAAACCAGCAAGGAGTTTGAACGCATGTTGCTGATGGCAACGGCGACAATCGACTCCAACGGTCAGGTCAGTCAGGTATCACGCGATGCGGGTGGTATCGACATGGCGACGGCGACGATGATTAAGAAGTACAAGCGGACGCTGGCGAACTTCCAAGAAGACTTCCTGATCCCGTTCATCAACAAGGCTGCTTGGCGTTACATGCAATTCGCGCCTGATCGGTATCCGTCTGTTGATGTGACGTTCATCCCGACAGGCACGTTGGGTGTCATCGCCCGTGAGTACGAGCAGAAGCAACTGGCCTTCCTGATCCAGACACTCGGCGCTCAGTCACCGCTGACGCCGATCCTGATGCAGAGTCTGGTGAAGAACAGCAGCCTGTCGAACAGGGAGCAGTTGCTGGCGCAGTTGCAGCAGATGAGTCAGCCCAACCCTGAACAACAGCAA